TCTGCTATGTCCAACCTACCGTGTGGTAAATTTGTCACCAACGCAGGATAATTACTCCGGGGGTGAGTGCTATTCGCACCATCCCAAGTATTATACTGGAAATTCGGACAAACCACACACTGTTGGAAGGGCGTGGCAGCTACAGTAACAGTATACTTTATAGTGCAATTATAGCCCAAAACACCGTTTAACCGATTTGCTGCGGCAGCGGGCCAATACTGTGTGACAGGATTGGTAACATCAGATGTGTACAATGCACCACGTGATGGTTGTGCGCTAAAAGATGCTAACAAACGCGGGCGCTCGAAAAAGCGCTTAACGTCTTGATACTCATCATCAATACGCAAATTTATGGCACCAGGAACACCAGAGTCTACAATAGTGGAAACTTTAGCTTCATTGGCAAAATCAGCCAAACCTGTTATGGCAGGGGTTTGATTTATAGAGAGTCCCTGTATCTCTTGCTCTGTTTCATCATCGCGCAGAGCCGCGGTATCATTAATTACATGTGTAGCGAGACTAAATACTACATGCGCTTGCCTCAAACTGCATGAAGGGAAGTTCTTCTCTGATTCAATCTGAGTAGTAACCTAAAAAGGCAGGGTGAAAAGCATCCTGTCAAACTACCAGTGGTGGAACTTCCAATTATTTCCCCCTAGTGTCCCATATATATGCTAAAACCAGCAGTCCTCACGTGAAGCTACAAGCCGCCTATAATCCTCTCTCATGAGGAATGTAGGAACTGCTCCAACCTCCTCCATGACGGACTTAATTTTGGGGTAATACACATCCCATAACGCCGCTGGATGCAAGCTAAGCTCACCAAGCGAAGCTTCCAATTTGTCGGCATACTCACCAGCAATATGAGCCTTAGACTTCGTGTAATACGTAGTATAAAGAAAGCTCTCCTTGGCTAAAGGCGCACTCCATCCTCCCATCAAATGATCATCAGATCGGAAAAAGGAGCGCTTCAAGAAAGTGCACTCTTCAAGAGTCTTGTATGGCACCAAAGTACCATCCTTGCTACCACTTGTGTACTCCAAATTGAGCACATCTTTCATCACCTTGGCAACTGTAACCTGGTTGAACTGCTCACACGTATCATCATCAACCCCAGTGATATTATCATCACCAAAAGTTGCCGGCGATATGTGCTCCCACATGGAAGC